TCTTAATCTAGGAGGCTAATCATGGCATTTTCCGCAACTGGTTGGGTCACGGTGTGTGCTGCCAAAGCTGGCAACGCACCCTCAATGTACCTATACAAGACCGCTGATACTCAGGCAACCGTCAACTCGGCAGATTACTTTCTGTCGCTGAAGGACACCCTGAAGGTTGGCGATATCATTTTCGTCTACGACACTACGACTCCAAGTCTGGTGCTGACTTATGTAAACGCAGTAACTTCTACCTCGGTAGATATTGCTGACGGAACTACTGTCTCGGCAACTGATACGGACTAACCCGTAGTTATGCAGCACAGGGCTAGTTCTGGGGAAACTTAGGACTAGCCCTTTATTACATGAGAGGTTCGTATGGCAGCAGGGGATACATCAGTTGCTATTTGTTCTGACGCATTAATTCTGTTGGGCGCAAAGCCCATTTCGTCATTTAACGACGGAACAGATGAGGCCAACTCTTGCGACCGTCTGTACCCCGATGTCCGGGACATGACGTTATCTATGTACCCTTGGTCGTTTGCCTACAAAAAGATTAAGCTGCTACAGCTAATCACAACGCCGGTCAGCGAATGGCGTTACGAATACCAGTTGCCGGGTGATCGCCTTGGCAACCCACGCGCTGTCTTCGAGACAAGCGAAGCTTACGCCCGTCCTGTTAAGGAATGGGAGATCATTGGCGATAAGCTGATGACAAATTACGCCACAGTCTACATTGACTATCCGTACCAAACGCCTGAGTACGCAATGCCACAATACTTCGTGCAATTGCTCAAGTACATGATGGCTTGGCACTTGGCTTATCCGATTACTGAACAAGAAGCAAAGACAGGTTACTGGCAAGGCGTTGCTGTTGGCGCTCCGTCTGAGAATGGCCGTGGTGGCTACTTCCGGCAAGCAACTAACATCGACGCACAAGGTCAGCCTCCACAGGTTATTGAAGACTACGAACTGGTTGCAGTGAGATATTAATGGCACGGTTTATTGACTTCCAGACGAACTTCAGCACGGGTGAACTTGACCCGTTGCTACGCGCTCGTGTGGACATTCCGCAATATGCCAATGCTCTGGAAAAAGCCACCAACGTCATCGTGCAGCCACAGGGTGGTGTTCGTCGTCGTCCGGGCACTAAGCACGTTTTCCAGTTACCTAACTCCGGGTCAGAGTCGGCTGCGAATGGCATTCGGCTAATCCCGTTTGAGTTCTCGGTTGATGACAGCTATATGCTGTGCTTCGTCACTGGCAGGATGTATGTGTTTAAGGATGGTGCTTTAGTCACTGCTATCAATGGTGGTGCCGATAACTATCTGACCGTCTCTGGGCTTACTGGCACGATGTTATCGTCGTTGTGCTGGACGCAATCGGCTGACACCCTGATTGTCGTGCATCCTGATTTGCAGCCCATCAAAATTGTTCGTGGTGCCAATGACGCAGCATGGACTGCCAGCACGATTACGTTTGATAGTATCCCTAAGTATTCCTTTACGCAGACGTTTACCAATCCTCCGGGAACGCTAACCCCTTCTGCGGTTTCAGGGAACATCACACTGACAGCCAGTAGTAGCGTCTTCCATAATGGTCGGACAGGAACAGCACAGGCAGGTGGTGCAAGTACGATTACTTTGGACGCTGGTGCAATAGCTGTTGACGATATTTACAATGGTGCAACAATCACCATCACTGGTGGCACAGGCTCTGGGCAAAGCAGAGTTATTTCAGATTATGTTGGCTCAACAAAGGTTGCCACTGTTTCTACAGCGTGGACAACGCAGCCAAACAGTACCTCAACTTTCTCGGTGTCCACTCAGGTCAACCAGTACATCAATGCCAGCCCACAGGGTCGTGTACGCATTACCAAGTACATCAGCGCCACATCGGTAGAGGTTATTAGCGAGTTTCCTTTTTTTAACACCACAGCAATTGCCTCTGGCGATTGGGAACTGGAGTCGGGCTATGAGGACGCTTGGTCGTCGAGCAAAGGTTGGCCTCGCAGTGTCTCGTTCCACGAAGGGCGATTGTACTTTGGTGGCAGCAAGTCCCGGCCATCAACGATCTGGGGCAGCAAGGTTGCTCTATTCTTTGACTTTAAGCCTTCGGAGTTTTTGGATGATGACGCTGTTGAAGCTACTCTTGATACCAATCAGCTTAACATTATTGTTGATATTATCTCTGGTCGCGACCTCCAAGTCTTTACAACCGGTGGCGAATTCTACGTTCCGCAGCAAGGCACGGAACCGATTACTCCGCTGACGTTTACGTTAAAGCAGGTTAGCCGCAACGGGACTAAGCCGGGTACGCGAGTTGAGTCGCTAGAGTCTGGTTCTTTGTTTGTTCAAAAACAAGGCAAATCCTTAAATGAGTTTTTGTTCTCCGACACGCAGCTTACTTACATTACGCAGCGTATCTCTTTGCTGTCTGGACACCTGCTGAAGCAGCCCACTCGGTTGGCACTGCGTCGTGCGACATCGACAGATGAAGGCGACTTGTTGCTAATCGTCAATGAGCAAGATGGGACAATTGCTTCGTACTCTATTTTGCGTTCCCAGCAAATCGTTGCGCCGTCTGAGTTTACGACAGATGGTGAATTTGAAGATGTAAGTGTTGACGTTACGGATATCTATGCGGTTGTTAAACGGGTTTTTAACGGGACTACTCGGTACTTTGTTGAGTTATTTGATGATGATATCTTTACTGATTGTGCCTTTACTGGTGGTGTCGCAGCTTCTGCTAGTGGTCTACCACACATTGGTAAAGCATTAAACGTCATCACCGATGGTGTTCCGCAAGGCAACGAAACAGTCAGCGGTGGTGGCTCGGTGACGTTTGACCGGGCATCAACAGTCAGCTACGAAGTTGGCCTGCCAATTACTGTTTATATTAAGACAATGCCTGTAGAGGTAAAGTTGCAGACAGGCACCCGTGTTGGCTTTAAGAAACGAATTGTTGAAGTTAATGCTATCGTCAATCAGACGCAGCACTTGAACATCAACAACCAGCCGGTGCCATTCCAAAACTTTGATAATCCATTGCTAGACATTGCGATTGCACCTTTTACTGGCATCAAACGATTGAACGGCGTTCGTGGTTATACCCGCGATGCAGTTATTGAGATTACACAAACTTTGCCACTCAAGATGACACTGCTTGGTATTGAGTACAAAGTTGCGGTAAATCAGGGGACGTAAATGGCAGACCCTAAAACAAGCACAGCAAATACCCAAGCAATGGGTCTTTATGCGGCCAGTGGTTTTGTTTCTGGCATTGCCGCTGGCTATGCACAACAAGCAGCCGGTTCTTATCAGCAGGCTGGCTATGCTTTGCAAGCGCAGGAAAACTTGCGTCTGGCAGGATTACGGGCAGATAAGACAGTCGAGTATGGTGAGGCAGCGTTTAAGCGCAATCTGATGAAGATTGAGTACAACGCGATCAACTACAAGATACAGGCAAATACACAGATTGCTCAATTGCGTCGTGCCAATGCTGCTGCCTTGGCTCGCGGCTATGCGTCTGGTGTTGTGGCGACAGAAGGCACTTATGGCGGTATTCGTGCAGCCAACGTCAGAGAAGCGTTTAAGGATGTTTCTATTACTGACCTAAATGCTATGACGGCAAAGATTCTTGGTTTAGAGGATGCCACAGCTTTGCTCCAATCTTCTTATGACAGCGCGTTCTATGACCGTGAGGCAGCGATTGTCAATGCAGGGACATTGCAGCGCACAGGCGATATTGCAGCGAAGAGTGGTGGTCTTATGGCTGGTGTCCAGTTGGCGAAGTCTACAACTGACTTTGCAATGACGTTCCCAGCCAAGGGTATTAATTTGTTTGGTTCAAACAAGACTGAAGACGAAAGTTAATCATGGCTGACCCAATCCAACTTATCCAGTCTGGTCGGACGCAGTTAGCTGAAATCTCTGGCCTGCCTAGACCAAACCTTGATTTTGGTCAGCGTCGTCCTGAGATCGAATTCCAAGCGGCTGCTGAAGCAAGTTCTGCGCTTTCTCGCACTATCTCTACGTTGTCTAACAGCTTGTTCGGGCAGGCAGAAAAGTTTGCTGAAGCTGCTGGTGAAGAGTTTGTTCTGAACAACCCTGCCAGCAAAAAGCAATTGGAGGCGATGAGCCAAGGTAACTCAGGCAAGTTTCGGCGTGAATTTACCCTGAATGCCTACTCAGCCGCTATCCAAAAGTACCGTGCCAACGAACTAGCCAGCCATGCTTCTGTCGAGTTAATCAACAAAACCGGTGATCTTCAGCGCCGGATTGAGCTTGGCAAGAACCCAGATGGCACTGCGTTTACGCAAACAACGCAGGACATCGTTAGCGAACTGACAGCACTAACCCAAGGTTGGGCAAGTGGTTTAGCGCAGGTGTCGCCTGATGCTGCGTATCAATATCGGGCAACGGCAGCAACCCATGCTAACCGTGTCTTGTTGGCTTCGGCACAACGAGATGCCAAGATCAATGACACTAAGAATAAATTAAAAATTGTCGATGATATTCGTTCTTACGAAACAACCGTTGCCAATATTCTTAGTGGAACAGCACCTGCGTGGAACCAAGAAGAGCAGCGTTACCTGACAATTAATGAGCAGATTGACAATGAAAGACGCGCTTTAGTTAGTCGTGCTTTAGGGCTTGGTAGCGCAGAGTCTGGCAACTTTGCGATGGAAGAAGCGCAAAAGATTGAAGAGACGGTGAAGTTTGCTGTGCTTGAAAATGCTGTGGCTTCCCGGCGCGAAGACATTGGTGGCGACTTGGTGGCGATCAATCAGAAGATTCTTGCCAATGATTTGCCGCCAGACTTGCAAAAGGTTTGGGACAGCTTAAGCCTGTCACAGCAGAAGAAAGCGCGAGACAACATAGAAAAGCAGTTCCAGAACTTAATTGATTACAAGGCCAAGAGCCGTGAAATCAGAAAGAGTGACATGGCTGCCACAGCCAATAACCTTAAATTGGCATATGTTGACACGACAGATGACAAAGAACGGGCTGGCATTGTTCAAAAGCTTAAGGATATCTCTCGTGAGTTCCCAGAGATTATTGATGCAAAAGGGATTGTTGATCTTCCAAAGATGTTGAAAGAAGATGCCCAAGATAACTATGAGAATGTTGCCATCTTGGAAGACAAGCTTCGTCAGAAAGACCCAACGCTAAAAACATCGAAAGACATCCTTGCATGGGCAAAAGACAACGAGGTGTCTGCAAAGACAGCTTTGAGTCTGTCTAATAAGTTTTTGCCAAAAGAATCTGGTGAAGGCGATTACTTGCTACGAACACAAGAAGTCGAATACTACATTCGTAAAAAGATACCGGACCCAAAAACAGGGAAGGTTATCAATTCGCCACAAACGGCAAAGATGTCATACGAGATTCGTGGTTTAACTTTATCTGATGCACCAGAGAACCTTGGCACACTGCTGACTTCTAAGCCAGAAGTTGATGATGATCCTATTGTCCAAGATTTGATTGCGTCAATTGATGATGGCGTGGTTACATCTTTGGCTCAAATTAGAAGTTCTGTCAAAGGTAGGGCTGTTTCTAGTGACACGGTTAATATGCTGATTAAACGTGTGGGCGAAAGGAAGCTACGATTAATTGAGCGTTCTAACAATATTGGCAAAGACATTGCCGATTTGAGTGGCGCACAAAGTCCTGCAACTAAAGCCTTAAAGAAGTTAGACGCTGCTGCTGACGTTCAGTCTCAACATCAAAAGATGATTAAGGAATGGGAAGCTGGCGGCAGTAAGGGTCCAGCCCCAAGCATTGATGATGCTGGTCGGATTGTCACTGAACGCGCTAAACAAAGCCGAACACTAAAGCAGATTGAATCGACACGAGACAGCATCCGTGGAAACTTTGGCATGGGTGGCTCAATGCTACCAAAGTCAGTCAAAGAGAAAAA